TTACTCTGGTGATGTACAAAGACTCATACCAGCAGATATGAATAGATCTCAATTTACTGGGTTTGATATTAGTGTGCCTTAAATTACATAGATTTGTAAAAAGAAACATACTTAAGGAAATAAAAACATCGATATTAAAAATGTCCCCTAAGGAAATTCTCGATATCGTTGCTCTAGTTCAAAATAATCCTTTAACTAGGTTGTCAAGTCAGGATTATCATTCTAAAATCATACAGAAACTTAAAGAAAAATTCACGGATCAAAATCAACAATTATTTGTTGCTAATTTTTACTGTTTTTTAAACTATGATACACGTAAGGATTTTGTTATCAATCTGGACAAAGTATGGAAATGGATGGGTTATAGTCGTGTGGATCACTGTAAAGTCGTTCTTATTAGGAATTTTATAGAAAATCAAGATTACAAAATTTTTGCTCCCGAAGACGCGGGAGAAAAAAATATTGGGGCAGAGACAGACCATGAAGCAAAAGAAGAAAACAAAAAAGAAACTAGAGGAGGACACAATAGAGAATTTATCACGTTAACAGTACAATGTTTTAAGAAACTATGTTTAAAATCTAAAACTACCAGAGCCGATGAGATACATGATTACTATTTAGGACTGGAAGAAATATTAAATGAAACTGTTGCAGAAGAATCAGATAAATTAAGACAACAGTTACAAATCAAAGACGAACAAATTGTAGACATCACATGTAAAAAAGAGAAAAATCTTTTAACAAATTTTTGTAAAAAACCTATTGTTTATATAGGGTTTGCTGAACATGATGTAATTAAATTTGGATATACAGATGATATAGAAACACGAATCAAAGACCATAAACGAGATATTAGAAAAGATTTTACTATGGAATATGTGTATGAATCTCTGTATAATAGAGAACTTGAACGTAAAATTAAACAACATCCCATTCTCAAAGGTAAAAAAATGAGTAAGAAATATGGAACTAAAAAAGAAGAACAAACCGAACTCATAAAATTAGATCCCAAATTTACAGTTAAGGATTTAGATCGTATTATAAAACAAATTAAAAATGAAGTAGAATCCCAAGAAATTGATAGAGATAAAAATACAGAAATTACTAAACTAAGACTTAAACTAATTGATTATGAAAAAATACTAGAAGAAAATAAACAACTTAAAATAGAATTAAATACAAATATTATTGATTTACAAACAGATTCTATGTATAATTTATTTTCTAAAATGAGTAATATAAGGAAAAAAATGTGTCTAAATTTTCTGGTCGATTTCATAGCACAAGAAATAATAAAACATAACAAAGAAACTGATTTTCATATTAAATTAACCATGGACGAAATTCTTGAAAAATTCAAAGGATATATTAAAAAACATCAATTTACCGTTACTTATGGTGATGATAATGAAAAAAGCCTAATTACCAAAGTATTTAATGACATTCCTGGTATTAAACATTGCTTTATAGGTAAAATAAATTCTAGAGAATTTTTTATAGGTAAAATTTCAGAATGGATTTGTGAAAATATCAATGTTACTCCTATGTATAGAAATATATTTAGAGAGTTTTCTAAATATATTACTTTTGAGGAATATTGCGAAATTTTAAATCCTGAGATTACAGATGAACAACAAAAAACAAGTTATAGTTTTTTAATTTACTTAATTGTTAAATATAGATCTAAAGATGATTTGATTCTTGTTATAAAAGATGCAATTATTAAAGAAGAATATGCAAAATTTATGTTAAACTTTGATTCAAAAATTAGAAAGGTCACAACTATGTTTAAAATATTACTTGATTTAGATGGTATTTCTCATAAAAATTTGAGAAATGGAGACAACAGATATAAAGTTCTTAATATTGATCTAAATACTATAGTGTCGTGGATTCAAGAAAATTTAGAAATTTCTGACAAATTTATTAATCATTTTAATAACACACATATAATTAGAGTATAGATGGTAACGATAAAAGGTTCAACAATTTCCATTCAAATTAATCAAAGACTAAAATTCACTTAAGATTAAAAATATTTTATTTAATTAATTCAGAATGAGTTATAATATTGGTCGATGGTCTATAGAAGAACATATTCTATATCTTGAGGGAGTGCTTTTATTTGGTAGAGATTTAGCTAAGATTCAAAAACATGTTGGTACAAGGACTTATGTACAAGTGCGAACACATGATCAAAAAGTGGGGACAAAGAAGAAAAAACTAGTTTCTAAGAAAAAAACAGCACTTGACATATTATGCGAAACTGCTATTAATTATAAAACACCCCCGACCTCACCTACTCCATTTTCAAAAGTTTAGATTTTACCTCATCTTCCTCCTCGTCGTCATCTTCCTCCTCGTCGTCATCTTCCTCCTCCTCGTCGTTTTGAGGACAGTCTCCAGTATGATTACAATCAAATCTAGGAATATACATCCCTGTACGACAACGTTCAGGATAGAGACAAGTTCCTCCATTCCATGGCATAGTCCAGGCTTCATAATTATTTTTACTTTTATTTTTAGAATTCCATGCATTGATTATTAAAATAATACTCTGAACCAATTCATCATTTGACGGTTGACCTCGCATGATTAATTGTACTTGAATAAATTTTTCCATTTAATTGATTTGCTTTTCGAAACTAGGCTTAATTTGTTTTACAATTAAATTTATCAACAGATTATTGAAAGTATCTTATTTCAAACTTTAATTACCGTAGAAGTTTGATAATTAATTTGTTGATAAGTAGTAAACAAAATGCCCACAGTTATTCGCACAGGTGGGTACGACAATTATAGCATAAGAAGTGCAACATTGATAGAAGGATACTTCCCTGGACCAGGTCGTACCAATTTGTTACAAGATCCTAATTTGGCTATAGGTAAAATAGATTTCGGTACTTTTGGTGGAGATGATTTAATTCAAAATGGTCCAGGTACAATTTTACAGGCTTTGCCAGATGCTTCAAGATTTCAATATGATCGTATATTTGCTGTTCCTCAGGGAAATCCATATAGAAATTTTGGAGTAGATGATAGACAAATAGCTAGTTATCAAGTTGAGCAATTACAAAACAATCCTTTGTGCCCGTCAACTACTACAAATCCAAATGGGGTAATTCCAGGATTTGAATGTCTTGAGGAGCCTGATAATTTTAGCAACATGGTAAATAAACGGGAATCTGAATACAAAAAGTATTTTGAAGGTCCTGGAAATTATCCTAATAACTATCTACAGGGAACTACAGGTGGTCAAAATGTATATGAGCAATATTCAGGTAAACCAGTAAACCCTAATGCTGAGGTAGTTTATAATATGAGTATGGACTATGCAGGTGATGTAAATCCAATGATTGCCTTAGGGTCATCATCTAGGGCTACTTCTCAACCACAATTTTCAGGTAAATGTTATTCTGGAAACTTTGTACCAGGTCAGGTACTAAATGCCATCACAGAAGGCGGACAAAACGCTCCAACCGTGTATAGAGGAAGTTATACAGAACCAAATTTTGAAGGTGCTTTAGGATTTCAGAATTCAGGTGCTTATAATAATAAAAGTATATGTGTTCCAGATAGATCTTTATCATTTGCAAATCCCCTCATATTAAATAGTTTCAATTAATCATTAGAAATTCTAGTATACTTAAATCGGAGGAAATATATAAACAGGGATTTTATGGATTTGGAACATTAAGGTTGTAAAATTAAAAATTAATATAGTTAAGGAATTAAATCAAATTAAATTAAATCAAATGAATGGAGGTTATATTAAAAAATTTCAGGTTAAATCAAGAAGGAGGTTTTAGTATAACAAGACCACACGAATCACAACAGATATTACAATGTATAGATAATTTCTTAGGATTAACTGAAGAAAATTACATAGAAAAAGGATTATCAACACGGATTATTACTGATGCTACTGCCTGCATGGGAGGTGATCTAGTAAAATTTTCTAGACGAGTTAAATATGTAAATGGGGTAGAAATTGATCCAGAAAATTTTAAACTACTTATGGAAAACTGTAAAATCTTTAATTGTCAAAATATCAATTTATTTTGTCAGGATTATTTGGACATATATGATAAATTACGTCAAGATATAATTTATATGGATCCGCCTTGGAATGGACCAGGTTATAGAGAAAAAGAATCAATAATGCTTAAATTGGGAAATATGGAATTGTGGGAGTTAGTCAGAATAATTAAAGAAAAAAAGCTCACAAAATATATTTTTATTAAGGCTCCCTCAAATGTTTGTTTAGATAGGTTAGATTACGATACTATACATATAATTTATAATAAATCAAAATTACCAAGTTTTAAACTTATATGCATTCGTGCATAGGAAAATTTAATTTGCAATGATTAATAAATGTTAAATTGGAGTAATCTTTCTCCAAGTTTACAAGCCGAATTTATATATATAGTATGTATCGTACTACTAATGTTTGCATCAATATGTTGGACAATTTACGGATTAATTAACACATACACGAATAAAGATCAGATTTCTGTACAGGAACGTGGATTAGAACATGATATTTTTATTGGGGTTATCAATATAATAATAGCTTTATACCTTGTTCCTAAATTTTGGTACTGCTCGAGAAATAAATGTGAGTTTGAAAAGTTTGAAATCTTATTTCTTCGTACAATCGGAGTTTTTCTCCTTATTACTGGTATTGGACATATTATTAGAAGTAATAAATGGTTAATAGAAACTAAAACCAAAGGATTATTTCAAATTTTAAAAAATAAAAGACTTTAAGAATTCGTTTTTAAAGTATGTAAACAACGTTCTGACATGAACACTCTTATCGCCGAAGCTCAAAATCTACTAAAAAATCTTACTGTTGGTGAAAATGGTGAAACTGCTTTTCTTAGTACTGGAGATAAGAGCATGGATCTGTTCGGAACAATAAATAGAGGTGGAGAGATTTCAAATTTAGTAAGTAAATTTGAAGCTGCATGGAATGAAAATCCAGAACTTGCTATTAAGGTAATATTAAATTTTAGAGATGTTCGGGAAGGCAAGGGAGAAAAACTGATTGGAAAAGTTTTAATCTTTTTGTTAAAACTTACACAACCTGATGTATATACTCAGCTTCTGCCTACATTTGTTGAAGTTGGTTGTTGGAAAGACATTATGTTTCTAGTAGAATTAACTACAAATTATTGCAAAGAATTAGAGAAAATTGGCATTAAAAGTCATTATAATTCAATGTATAATTCAATGTATAATATTTCAGAAATCAAGCTATTAGGTGATCAACTAAAAATTGATTCTACTGTAGAACGTCCAAGCTTGTGTGCTAAGTGGGCTCCTACAGAAGGGTGCCACTATGATAAGAAAACTAACTTGGCTACGTCGTTAATGACATACATGGGATTTAGGCCTAAAGAGTATCGTAAGATGCTTACTGAACTTCGTGCAAAAATTAGGTTAGTAGAGACCCAATTAAGTCAAAATAAGTTTCAGGAAATTAATTTCAGTACAATCCCAAGTAGAGCGCATTTAATGTACAAAAAGGCATTTCTTAGAGACAGTAATGCTGAAGGAACTACGGTAGCTGCTCGTACTGAGCTACATGCTAGATACATAAAATATTTAGAAGATTTAAAGGCTGGTCAGACTAAAGCTAATTTTAAGGGAATCATGCCACATGAATTAGTTGCGGAAATCCTTAAGGGTGGAGAAGGTCAGGAACTCATTGAGAATCAGTGGAAATCAATTCGTGAAAATATTGAAAATGTATCAATTTTTGACCGTTGTTTAAGTATAGTAGATGTGTCTAGTTCAATGGAATCTGCTGGGGGAATGGGACCTCGTCCAATTGATGTTGCTATAGCATTAGGAATTTTAGTATCTGAATGCTCTAAAGGAATTTTTAAACATAAGGTGATTACATTTCATGAGCATCCTACAATCGTTAATCTTAGTAATTTTAAGACTTTAGCCAGTAAGGTACATGAATGTAAGTCTATGCCGTGGGGAGGCAGTACAGATATGGAGGCTGTTTTTGATGAAATTTTGAAGATTGGATCATTTGCCAATCTTACGCAGGAGCAAATGCCTGATAAATTATTTATCTTTACAGATATGCAGTTCAATCAGGTTTCTGGAAGACATCTAAAGACATTTGATAAGATTGAAGCTAAGTATAAAAAACATGGTTATAAGATGCCTCAAATTATTTGTTGGAACCTAAGAACTGTAGCCAGTGTAGCTTTTACAAAGGATGATGAGGGAGTATGTTTATTATCTGGATTTTCTACAGAAATAATGAAAGCCTTTTTAACATGTGAGACATTAACTCCAATGTCAGTATTTCTTGCTGCAATTGGGCATTACAAAGTTCCCCTTGACGTTAAGTCTCTAAAACAAGTAAATTTTAGCATAGTAAATGTAAAGATGTTGGAAACTGCTGTAGAACATTCTGATCTAAATTTTAAAGACCATGATGATCCTAAGGTTAAAGCATGGGAGGAGAAAAAGGCTCTGGCCCAAACACGCCCAGTACGTGGGGCATTTAGTGGACGTGGTCGTGGACGCGGACGCGGACGGTAGGTGGTTAATACATATTACAATTATAGATTCTATACTTCTTGTTGTGCAACAAGTAAAGAAGCTTTAGTGTGTGTGTAATGTGTGTGTAAAGTGTGTGTAAAGTTGAATTTTTCAGATCTTATTAATTTAGTGTCCTTTAGGGACACATACCCACATTTTACCATGTCCAAATTGTTTATCTTCATATATATATCCTGGATCACAAGGAGATTTATTATGAGGAACACAATGTACTATACCATTTATCATTTTTGGTTGACCAATTCCTTCACAAATACTTGTAGCCCACGGAGGAAGTGTTGTGGCCATAGAATGTTGATGAGGCATAGCGTGTTGATGAGAATTTCCCATTTATTGATAGCAAAGAAATTAGTTAAGCATGCTTAAAGAAATATAAGCATTAACATAAATAATCACTTGGGTGATTAACATGAGTGATTTCCAAGAACATTTAGATTTTATTAAAGGATTAAAACAACACGAGCAAAAATCAGAGGCCTGGTTAAATCAGAGACGAGGAAAATTGACTTCAAGTGATGCAGCTACAGCACTTGGAATTAATCCGTATAAAAAACCAGTACAATTACTACTAGAGAAATGTGGTACAGGAAAATCTTTTACAGGAAATGAGGCAACAAAACATGGAGAAAAATATGAAGATGAAGCTATAGAAAAGTACTGTTATTTAATGGGAAAGAAAAATCATACAGTAGGTATGATATCATTTGGGGATTTAGATCCAATTAGATTAAAGAGCGAAAGATCTAGAAAATATGCAGATCCTAGATACCATTTTTTAGGAGGTTCAGCTGATGGTATATCTGAAGATAATGACGGTATAGAAAGATTAGTAATGCTTGAAGCAAAATGTCCCATGCGTAGAAAGATTAAACATGGACAAATACCAATATATTACTACCCACAAGTTCAATTAAATATGTTTATACTAGACCTAGAAATAGCGGATTTTATAGAATACATACCGGGAGTATACGGAAAAAATACAGAGATGAATATTGTAAGAATTCACAGAGATGAAGAATGGTTTGATAAGAATTTTCCTGTATTAGAGGAGTTTTGGAACTCAGTCCTAGCTTGGAGACAACGAGACATTAGAATGCATCCGGCTTACAAAATGGATCATGTTGTTTCATCAACGCTATTGTCTGCACCAGATTTCTTATTTATTTCTACAAATGAGGGAAGACCTCCAACATCATCGTCATCATCATCATCGTCTTTATTGAATGAAGATTCTGATGATTGTATGTTTGCCTGAGTTTTTCCCTTGAAGATATTAAACATAATCCGATACTTATCAATAATAGGAATTGGATTTAAACTTCGTTCTTCAAATAAATATTTTTTTAAGTCTTCGTGTTTTAGTGGTTCCAAATTAAGGGATTTTTCTATAGAAACACAATGATCTCTATAAAATATATTTCTTGCTTCTTGATACTTGAAATCTTCTGGAATTGTTATACCACTATACATTCCAAAATTTTCCAAAGATTCATATTTTTTGATGTAATTATAAGCTTTAATTGGCCCTATTTTAGGAATAGTTGGACAAAAATCAGATCCAGACAAAATGCACATATCAACAAAAGATTTTGGAGTAAGTTCCATGTCAATTAATATACGATTTAAGTCAATTACTGTTACCATATCATTATCAAGTGATTCAAAACCTTTTCTTAAAATTTTAATGTTTTTTGTACTGATACCTGATGTAACAAGACTAGCTGCAAAATAAGTAATTGCATCAGTATCTTCAGTATAGATATAATCGACTTGGCCTTTTCTATGAAGAGAAACGCAAAGAGCTTCAGCATCTTCATTAGCAACAATAAAGGGAATTCCCATTAGTTTAAGTAAGTACTTACATTCATTTCGATGGTTTTTAGTGACTGTCATGAAGGACATTTTTCTTTGAATTTTAAAAAGTTGATCCAGTGTATCATTTATTTCTGGACTTAAAACACTTGTGGATTTTGTATTATCAATATTGTCTAATTGTTCTACAAATTTATTTTCAAGTTCTTCCGCTTTTTGATACATATGTTCTTTGAAGCTCAAACGTTTACTTAGAACATTTGTTTGTTTAGCAATATTAGGGGCACCATCAAAAACATAAATAGGTATAATTCCATGTCTCAGATGCCAAAAAATGTTATTTAAAAATCCAAATATATGAGAATTCTTAGATTCAACTGTCCTAAATTTATGAATTAAAATTTCACCATCTATAGCTACCTTACTCCCACAAAATTCATCTATATTATGCAAAGATATAGCTGAAGATGCAAATTGACTAATAAGTTTATTGAGACCTTTGATGCCCATCGTTTAAAACAAATATCACTAGTGTGATTCACGATATTCCTTTTATTCAAGGTAATTATTTTAATATCTTTGGAATCCTTAAATACTTTGTGCAAAAAATCCTATGAATAAATTTATTTTCTATGTTACTCTTAAAAATGGCAAGAAGAAGAAGCAGAAGATCCAGACACCGCAGCCGTAGACGCCGTTCTCGTTCTCGTTCCAGACGCAGACGCCGTTCTCGTAGATCTCGTAGACGCAGACGTAGATCACGCAGACGTAGATCTCGTAGATCTCGTAGACGCAGATCTCGTAGACGCAGACGTAGATCACGCAGCCGCAGCCGCAGACGCAGACGTAGACGCAGACGTCATAGATTTGGAGCCTTTGGTAGTGGTGCCCCAAATGATCTTTTGAATATGCAAGGCCCTTACGGTTTACCAGATGTGGGTTGGGGTGCCGGGGGTGTAGGTGTCTCGGCAATGAGACATGGCATGAAAATGCATGGAGGTAGAAAACATTAAGGGTTGGTAACTAATATATATTGCTATATAATTGCTATAACTAAAATAGGTTAAGTAGACTTAGATTTTGTTTCTTTAACAAAAGTTAAAGATATAAACACTAACGGCGAATGGATTTAATTATTTCAGATATTAATACATTTGAATAAATTAGATTACAAATAATTAAAATTAGTAGAAATACCACTAGATAAAAGGAAAGTTTGATTCGTAAACTAAAAGGTTCTAGGGCAGAATGTAGATTTTCCTGATTTTTTTCATTTTGTAGTTCTTTGATGAGATTTTCCAATATGTCTTTAATCATGACTGCTGATTATTTAAAGACATGAAGTATAATCTTTTAAATCTCCAGAGCGCATGAAAAAAACTAATGTTGTGAAATTAACTAAGGAAATTAGTAAATTAAGTATTAAGTCTGATGAGGAAAGCGAGGAAAGCGAGGAGCCTAAGCCTAAACCTAAGATCAAAATATCCCCATTTGAGGGAGGACTAAATAATAATGAGTATGCTACAAAAAAAGAAGATAATTCACTTGATTTATCCAAAATCTTTAAAAATAAGGTCAACATAAAAACCTTGCTTGATTTTCTAGATGGTTATAAAATAGGCTCCAAAAATGAAATCAAAGGTATCATACTAAGAGGTTCAATAGGCTGTGGAAAATTAACACTAATTAGGGCATGTCTTAAAAAATTAAATTTTATTAATCTCACATACGATACTGATTATGAATCAGAAGATATATTTGATAATTTATTGTTAACTGTAGAGGCCAAAGGAATAACGAAATTATTTTACTCAAAACAAAGAAAAGCAATAATAATTAAAGATCTTGATAATGCATTAAGACCTACCCAAAGATCTGATTTTTATAAATTTTTAAATTCTAGTAAAAATAGTTTGCCAATTTTGATGACTAGTCACGATAAAAGTGTTGGCACTTTGAGAGAAGTACCAAAATGTATTTTACAGTTAGATTTCGAATATCCTACTACAGCTGAATTAGTAAGACATTTCTCTAATGAAAAAATTTCTAAAAATGCATTAGAACAAATCATTCATGAATCACGTTTTGATTTAAGGTATATAGGAAATATGATTCAAGGTTTAGAACATAGTACCAAAAAAGTAACTATAAAGAAAGTAGAAAATTTAGGGAAAGATGTAGAACTAGATACATTTAATTGTATTAAATTTTGTTCAGAGTCAAATCATTCCTTATATGACAAATTAAAATATAGTACGTTATATACTAATTCGACTGTATTCCATAATTATCCCAAATTAGTTAAAAATATTAGTAATGCAAGTAAAATATCAGATTTATCTTGCAATGCAGAAGAAATGATACAATTTGCATTTGAAAATCAAGACTGGACTAGTTTTGAAGAAATGTATTGCTATATTGGTACTATAGCTCCTTTGAATATAATTAAAAATCTCGATACAACTAAGTTAAGTTATCCTAGTAGTAACTTGTTATATAATAAAGACGAAGAGGGTAGTTTTGCTAATCAAGAGAAAGATAGTATGATACTGCGTATTTTAATACCAAAGTATTTTTCTGGTAACAAATTTACAGGGAAATTAGCTGAATTTAAAAAGGATATGAAACAAATTAAGGATCCGGTTAGGGGATATAAATTAGCATATATGTTAACAGATGAAAAGAAAAAAACAGCATTTTTGCGTGAGTTTAAAAAAATTTTAAAATCTTTGGACACTAACTAGGAATCAAGTATTAATTAATCACTTACTCAGTTTTGTATGATATATAGTTTCTTGTTCGTAACTTATATAAAATTCTATAACCACAATGAGCACATCGAATCATATTTTGGTTTTTATCGAGTAAAAAATCTTTTTTACATGATCCACATCTAAAATTTGGTTTCTTTGTGTAGTCGGAAGTTTCAGAATCAATTGATAAACCACGTGGACGATTACCTTTAATGAGTGGGATAACAGGTGATTGCACAGGTGATGATTCTTTTGCAAATTTTTTGGTTTTTGCTTTTGCTTTAGATATGGGTTTAGGCATGGGTTTAGGTATGGGTTTAAATTTTTCTATCTCGGATTCATAACTTTCTGTTTCAGATTCAGTTTCTGTTTCAGAGTAATTACTCACTGGCATGGATTTTATAGGTTGCATAGGTTTTATAGATTTTATAGGTTGCATAGGTTTTATGGATTTTGATGAAAGTGGTGGTTCAGAGTCTGAATCAGAATACATTACATAATCTTCGTTTTCTGATTCATCCATAGTTATTACTTTATTAGTGACTATCTTGTTATGTGGAGACATTTCTAAACAATAATATGAGTTCTTAAGCTCCCTAATTTTTAGATATTGGAGTTGAGATAGACCTTTTTGTTCTATCTTTGGGCATATTTTGTGAATCTCGTATCTTTTTATGCACATTATTTAAATTATCTAAATGATTCTGAATATCTTCACAAATTGATGGTTTAGTACTAAAAATGATTAATCCTCTATAATTGAGATCCATAGATTGATTTTTAGTAAACTCAAAAGTTTTAGAATCCAAAGAAGATTTTTTAACTGTCCAACCATCATTTAAAGCAGCCATAATAACATTCATACGTGATAAATTTTTATCAACTTCGTCAACAGACATCCTCCTTATAAGTAGTAAATATAAACTTATACATGTTCTAACGTCGATGATTTGTGATTCTCTATTTATTGGTTTAAGGTGGTTTAATCTTTATATCTTAACAAATTTCATTAATGTTTGAAGATCTTCTCTCCACATATCTTTGTTTGTTTTAAGCAGTAATGATCTTAATTCTTCTTTGTGATTATGCAATTCTTTCTCTAGTTTTTCAACTTCTTCTTCTGTAAATTCATATAGTTTCATACTAAGAAGTTCATGATGATCTTCAAGTGCAAATCTATTACTTGTAAGATCTTTAATAATTTCAGTTTTTTTTCGTTTATGTGTTTTAATTTTATCTTCAATTACTAATAGCACAAATCTTAAACGCTCTGAAATTTTGTGAATTTCTTCTCGGAGTGCTTTCTCTAGATAATTTTTTCTAAGTTGATAAAAATCAAGTCTGTATACAAAAAAGGTCCACAATATATCCTCCACAGACCCATAATGTGTAATAATACATTTTTCGTTGAAAGCAACCATATTAGTCCCAGAAATATTCTTTTCTAGTTTAAAAAAAGAAATAAGATCATCAACTGAGTCTTTTTCTATGGTTTGATTAAGTCTTACTCTGTAACAAACATCGTTAGCATTTTTTTCTGAATCGTCGTCATTTACTGTTACTGCTTTAACTGCATTACTATCCATTAATTTATCTAAAAGTTCTTTGAAGTCTTGTTTCCACATACCAATTGGTAATTCTGTGATTTCCACAGTATCTTTACTTATATATTTGATTACACCAATTGATTTCCAATTATGTGGTCCAAGTCGTATAATTTGTCCTTTGAAACCTCTATAATATGGATTCATTTCTCTGAGATTCGAATCTTCATCATCAAGTAATTTTAGTATATTGTGTACAATATCATCAATTTTAAAACATGGAATGTTAGTACTCCAGCCAGTACCTATTCCAGTTGAACCATTAATAAGAAGCATTGGTACGATAGGTACGTAAAAATCAGGTTCTATCTTAGTACCTTCATCTTCAAGATAATTAAGTAGCAAATTATCTGTTTCATTAAAAAGTAATTTGACTAAAGAATTTAAAGCTGTATAAATATACCTAGAAGAAGCAGCATCATCACCTCCTTCTTGTCTAGATCCAAAATTTCCAATTGGCAATAGTAAGTTTAAATTATTACTACCAACAAAATCTTGAGCCATTGCAATAACAGTTCCTTGTAGAGAAGCTTCTCCATGATGATATACAGCTTGTTCAGAAATATAACCAGATAGTTGTGCTACTTTAATTTCTCCAGAACCATCAGATTTTAGGAATAATTTTTTCTTGAGACAAGCATATATAATTTTTCTCTGACTTGGTTTAAAACCATCAATAACATTTGGTATACTTCTTATGTTATCATAAATAGAAAATTGTACTAATTCTCTATCTAAAAAATAATCTATTGGAACAATCTTTTTATTATAATCAATATCTTTGGGATTGACTAAAGCTTCAGTAATCCATGTTTTTCTCTCATCTGCATATTCTTTATCAAAAATTTTAACAATTATAGGCATGTCAGAATCTTTAAAAGTATATTTTTTCTTTGTAGAATTTAAATCTGAAAAATATTCTTTTGCCTCTACTGCCGTACTTGTTCCAAGTCCTTTATAATATTTTTCACGAGTTCCTTTTGGTTTGTTAACTTCAACCCATTTTTTATAATCATCTAAGTTATAAAATTGTATTAATAATTTATTATTTTTAAATACTTTTATTAAAGGTGTTATCATACATTCTAGTAATCCTTGTTTTACTATTTCAGGCCAATTAAAAGTAAAATAATTAATTAATAAACCTTTAATATGTGCTCCATCTACATCACTATCAGTAAAAATCATAACTCTTCCATATCGTAATTTTGTGATATCAGTAAGACCCATCTTGAGTCCTAATATACGATTTATAGCTATAATTTCTTCATTTTTAATCAACTGAGCTGCAGTAGCAGTACGTACATTTAAAAATTTGCCTCTTAATGGGAAAACACCCCATTTATTACGACCTCCTGCTGATGGAATACCATTAAGAGCTAAACCTTTGGCTGAATTATGTACTATTAGTTGTCCTATACCTGCCTGAAAATGATGATTTTCAGTTTCAAGATCATACACATATTGTTCTTTGATAGGTAATTCAAATATTTTCTTAATTATAATAGGATCTTTACTAAATTTTTCCCTTGATACTCCAATTGTATATATATTTGGTTTAGTATAACTATGATTAAGACTTGTCTGATATCCTAAACTATTACATAACATAAATATACATTGTGCTGTTATTTTTCCATTAATATCTATTTTCATACGAGAGTTTAAATTATGTTGCCCATCTCCCAAGTAATATCCATTAAAAAAACTTTGTCTAATTTCTTTTGATCCATTTAAAATTACTGGATGAATATATTTTAATTTGTTGTGGTATAATAATTCTCTATATTTTTCAATAATAAATCTAGTTTTTTTTCCACCGTTTAAACATAATTTGTATTGTTGTTTAAGATTTGTACAATTTATTGTTAAACCACTTGGTTTAGTCTTCATTGTATATATGGTAAAAGTATCACCATATAATTTAGTCAAAATAGTTTGAGATTTATTTAGTAATGTTAAATCAGTATTTGATAATCCCCATGTCAAATTTTTGTCATATATCCCACAATTTCCATCTGCAAAAAATAACCCCATTACCCATGATTCATCTGTAGTAATATTATTATTAACATTCATGAAGGAATGTTTTTCTGTATTTTTGTACTTTTCTATTATTTTAATAATTTTATCTTTTCCAAGAGTTTGATAATATCTTACTTTAAGTTGTGATGCATATTTCCATAGTTCTCGAACTTCAAGAGTTTTATAATTATCAGGGATTTCAACTTTATTTTCCTCAAACAAAGGAAAACTATGTAACAATTGATCATCTACTTCACATTCTTTAGGGCTAATTTCACAACCATCTTTTAATATTAAAGAATGATCTTCAGTTACATCTACACAACCTGTGTGTGTTAATATTCTAAACATTTTTTTAATTGTTTTATGTCTCATTATATGTTTAATCCTAGTCCAGCCTTTATCTGTCCAAATCTCATAATCAGTCTGGCCATATTCTTTAACTCCTTCCTGAATAAAGTCTGTAGTTAAATCTTCAATATTTTTAACTATAATTTGTCCATTTGGAGATTTTAATGTCAGCGGTGTATCTCCAGTTATACTATCTCCCTCAGTAAGAATTAGAGTGCATTCCATAGCAGAGGCAGTTCCTGCCCAATTGGCATCCTCCAGTTTTTTGATATCACTAAGTCGTACTTTTTTGGTTCCATCAATTTTTTTCATTGCAGCTTTCATGTCTTTGGCTTTGGCAATTTCCAAAACATTATCTGTGATTCCAAGTTTTGCAATTTTTTTAATTACATCAGGAGGAACTTCGCATCGCGAACCAAATTTAATTACACTTGTAGTTAAATTTTTCTTTAATTGACTATTAAAACTTGGATTTTCGATTAGTGCTTTAATAAATACAATTACGTTATCTTTTATATATTGTTTCTTAATGACAGCTCCCTTACATTTTTTTTGAAGCTCTTTAGTAATTTCATCCAGAACTGGTTCTAATACATGTTTAACATGTGTACCACCTTCATCTGTACATATCGCATTCACAAAACTAATTTGTGTAGCCTGATCATATGGACATAGAGCAAAACCGACTTCCCAACGTTCGGTTTTCCACACTACCTTCTTTGCTTCACCAATGTACAATTTCATATAATCAGTAAAATCCTTAATTGATACTTTTGTGTTGTTATAATATACAGTTGTTTCCTTACCAGTAGCAGCTGAAATATCATAAACTCTTTTTTTAATAAGTAAATTGGTTGAATTGCAATCGAATGATTTCATACCAAATGCAGGAAAATCTGGATAGTATGTAATCTTAGTAAAATCTGCACCCTTTGATTTTGTAATTTTAGGCTCAGTTTTCTTATCCATTCCATCACTCCATTCTTGAAAATATCTTTTACCTTGATTTTGTACCTCTACAATAAATCTTTTACTAAAAATATTAGCTGCTTTGGCTCCAATACCATTTTTGCCTCCCCAAGTTTTCTTTACACTGGCTTTATAATTACTGCTAGTTCGGAGATTTCCAAAAATCATTTCAGGAACATACATTTTAGATCCTTTTATGCTTTTTTGTTCTATGGGAATACCTGGACCATCATTCCAAACAGATATCATATTTTTATCTAATTCAACCATAATCTTAGTAACTTTGTCAATATCTTCACCTTGATCATATAATGTTTTGCATCTTTCAACATGATCTGCTGCATTAACAAGAAGTTCTAAAATACATTGTTCAAGTCCTGGATTAAATTCAACTTCTTCTTGTTCTGCTTCCTCAATACCATCATCATTTGTTGTAATTATCCATCTAGAATCCTTAGTGTTTTGAATACTGCCAATATACGTGTCTGGCAGTTTTCTAACATGTTCTATATCTGTATAACTATCAAAATCATCGACTGTAGTCATTAAAATGTTTTAATACTCAGTTTTTGTATTCCTAAGCATTTTAATTTTTTACTTTTATTATCTGGGAATCATTCCTAATACAAAAGCAACTAGAAAAACTATTATAGTTAAAACAGTTGGAACCCAAAATATTGCAAGTCCACTTGATGTTAATTGATTATATGTACCAAATTTAGTATCACTTGTAGTGTCAGTATCTACACATGTATTAAAACGTGGAGAATTGCAGCTAGTTGCAATTAATGGTCCCCATATAATTCCAAATTGCATAGTAAGTACAACTGCAGTAACTATTAGTGCAGCCGCAATAAAGAAAAATATTTTTAAAAATTCACTCATCTCTTTATTAGTTTGCAACATAAAAAAATTTTTTAGCATAGTTTTCTTACACGGAATCAATTAATATCGTGGATAACGTTAGTGAAAGAACCAGCTATATGATCAAAAAATGCCAGATTTGTTTGAAATCAGACCCAAAACTAATCAAGTGTTCTGGAAATAAGAATAATTGTCAATGGCTAACATGCGAAGTGTGTATTGTTCAATGGTTTAAAACATCAAAACGATTTGCATGTCCAACGTGTAAAGAAGTAAGAACTTTTGAAATTAATTATAGCCAATTTCCAAATTATGAACAAGAAGAAGTACAAGAAATTGTACCTGAATTTGATGATGATATTGAAGATGATATTGTTAGACGAATTAGCGATATGATAAAAAATAGTGACCAGACAAGAAATTTACATGTAAATACCACCGTACATTCTTTATTAAATGGATTACCTGATGATATTATAAATGTGATTCTTCAAGAAGGTAGAGTATTTCCTCCCGATAATTTTCTAGATAATTATGCAAATTGGCCTAAAGATATTAAAGATAAGTGGGCATATAGAACTCTAACTATGTTAATTGATGGAACTGATGAAGTAGTTGGTTTCGAAATATCCCTTAAAAAAGACGAAGATGACGAAGATGACGAAAATGACGAAGATGAGGAAGATGAAGAAGATGAGTATTCAAATATACAAGAAGATAATCCCCGCATTTTACGTATTTTTAAAAAAATAATAGCTTAAGTTTTATCTCAGAAATAACTTAAATGTCAGACTCTGAGAAGGAAGAGGATATTGAAAATGAGGCAGTATTTTTTGATTCTGATGAAGAATTTGTTGTAGAAGAAGAAAATCTAGTTTTTAGACATAAAACTCTGACTTATTGGTTCTATGAATTACGAACCAATAATCCGGAGGCAGTAAAATATATTGATCTCATGACAAAAGTCCTTATGATATCTTCAGATAAAGAACTGACCGAAGAAAATTTAAACTCTACATTACTTGAAAGAATTTCATTTAAAACGCATGTTGTAGCAATCACTGATCCTGATCTAAAACAATCAGCTGATATTATGGAAATCTCTTTGCAAGATATGTTAGATGATTTGGACACCATAAATTGGGATCCATTAAAGTCTCAAATACAATTAATTAATTAAGTACACGTACAAGCATCCCTAGGGCTAATTACTACTTAATCAAAGATCAAAGATGTCTACCGTACCTTTTGTTTTAGCTCCAACCCAATATACTATGAATAGAGATGATGTTGAATCGGAGGAAATTCAAAACACTTATAAACGTGCTAAACAATATACTAAATGTTGTCGCCTAATTATTGCATTATTTGTACTAAGTGCTCTCGGCTGGATAATTTCCCTATTGGTTAGACATAAGTATATAACTAAAACTCTTGCAGAAAAAGATTCAACTCAATTGATGCTCAGAGCTATGTTAAGGAATCCGCATTTAACACTTACTGGTGACAATTATATAAAGTACTTTTCACGTCAGGGAGGAGATAATCCAATGAGTTGCAAAGGTTTTTGGTGTTGGTCATGGGAAATTCCTAAGCGTATCATTTGTACCATAAAAAATAATGCCAAACCATGGGATTTTCAAGCAGCCTGGAGATGCGATGCAGAATGTCCAGATGGCTTTGATTTAGATACTGTTCAGATAACATGTTCAACTGATCCAACTGTGGCCACTAATCCTCATTTAGGTTGTAGTCTAGTATATTCAATGCGTCGCTGGGACGGATTTTTGGAAAATATTGATTGGGAAAGTCTGGGTTTCATGATACTATTTCTTTTAATGTGCGTAGGACTACTAATCATTCTTGTAATATGTGCAAGTACCTCGCCTCCTAATACTAATGGTTTAAATGCTATAGATGTAATTGCCTGTGCCGCTTGTATGAATGAATGTGGAAAAATTAAATGTCCCCAAGGTGGATGTCCCCATGGCGGTGGCGGTGGATCACATCATTCCTCAACGTGGGGATGAGTATGTTTTTTTACAATTTCGATACATTTGTTTATAAATTCCTCTCTAGTATAGGCTCTTTTCATATTATTACACATTCCACAACATGACACACAATTTTCTAAAATATATCCCATTGTATTATCTACTCTATCTATACCACTTAGATTTTCATTAACTACACTTTCTTGACCACAATAAGAACACTCTTTTTTAAAAAGTTCTATAGCTTCTTCATCAGTAAGTTTCCATTCTAAGTCTCTTTCAATAGCTCCTTTTTTAAAGGCTTTAAGTTTCTTGTTAAGTGTATTATATTCTTTTTTACGCTGAATAGTTATACACTTTTTACAAATATTTGCATACATAATTTCAAAACCATTTTTAATCGTCTTTCTTGTACTAAATTCTACATCAATTGATGATTTTCCACAAATATTACATAACTTTGGTTCTGGTTTTATATTTTTATCGGTACATTCAAAACAATAATCATATAATAATACCTTATCTCGTAACTTATAGTGACTGAAATACTTATCTGAAGAGGATTCATTACAAAATTTACATTGTATTTCTCCGAGATTATATTTTTTACAGAATTTTTCATATTCAACAAATTTTTCACATTCTATACAATAATTAACATAATAAGATTTACATACATTTGAGTAATATTTTGATCTAAATTCTTTGTTTTCACTAGACTCCCTACATCTTAAACAAAATCTCTCAGAAATGTATTTCTCTTGAAGTTGTTTTTGTAATTTTTCTATGCATATAGAACATCTTGAATAAAACATTTTAGTTCCTAGCGATTTAAAATAATCGAAGACAACTTCAGAATTACTTAATCCACAATCAATACATATAGTTGAATCTAATTCTCTAGTTCTTAAACTGCATCTGTATAAATTTTGACACTTAATACATCTTTTACTATAATAACATGGTTTCCCTGTTTTTTTCATGTGAAAATCTACTTCATTTGAATTTTTTTCACAATCTGGACAAATTTTTGTAGCAATTCCATTTCTATCGAGGCTCATGGATGTTTTTTAGATATCAAGACGTCTTTTTCTTAAGTAGGTTATTTTTTTGGGAAATTTATCTCCATCAATAATCTTATTATCAAGACATATATTTACTCCAAGACGCCATTTAGAGAGATGGTATAAAGCGCCACCTGAGTTCTTTGCATATTCCCTTCCAAATACAGTCTTGCTGATAGAGTTTTTCTCTAGATTTTAACAGAGGTAGTTTGTCTAGTAAATGATCTTGTTTAAGTAACTGTAAGCATTTGTGAATTGTGAATGAATAACTCATAAAGTTTTTTCGGGCGCCGGGAGCATGTTTTTCGAAGGGATTTTGCATTTGTTGGAACATTTCGATGAGTTTTGCCTCTAATTGAGGTGAAATTTGAGGAGGTGGCACTCCACAAAGTTTAAATATGATAGCAGGTATATGTTCATAAAGTTTGGCATGTTTCAATTTTTTTAGATAAGATTTGATTCGTTCTTCGGTGACTTCTTCACGTGTTTCAACTTTGTCTTTCTTGAGTTCGCGCAATAATTCATCTATAATTTCTTGTGGAGGTCCAGATCCTTCTCGTGCAATAAGAGTACTAATCCATTCTTTGAAGTGATTAATTCTTTTGTAGGCAAATGGACTTAATACCTCAACTTCTTCAGAATATTCACCTTTATTGTTTTGAGTATCTTGATACCTAGTTACTTCACCACAATTTGGACAACTAGCATATGATTCTCGCGGATTTGTTAATTTTTCAATACCACAGTTTCTACAAGTTAGTTCTTGATTAATTTCAAGTTCATTACTCTTGGTACTAAGAGAATAACCATCGCCGATACATTCCTTTATGTATTCCTGGCAAATTTTACCTCGATTAGTACCATCTTTAGTAACAAAAAAGCCATTAATAACTTCTTGATTGCTAGGACTTTTATCACCTGGTATTGTATTCTGAGAATCATTTTTACCTTTACTTTTTCCACTATTGGCATATTCAAGAAAATGGGGAGCTGCCTTCATAAGATAGTTGATTTGATGACTTCTATTTTCGATGTCATAAATCTCTAATTCAAGATCATCAATTTTTTTACACAATTCATGATAATCTGTGCTATATTTACTCCTAGAACCTGTTTTTTTCCTATTTAACTGTGCTAAAAGTTTTTTTTTTTCTGGTAAAGTTGAATAATAATTATTATAACTTTCCATAGTTCTACAATCTATTGCAGAGAGAGTCATTCTTGTATCTTCATGTGGACTTTTTTTTGAAATTCTAGATAGATCCATATGTTTAAATTTTCTATTCAAAGGAACTATATCCTTAAATGGATTAATGAATAGAAAATTTGAGCCAACTATTAAGTATTTGCTATAATTAAATGAAAAAACTCACAAAAACTACGAAAACAAAATTAGCTCTTGGTACTTTATGTGCATTAGGATTATTGAGCACTGGACTTTATGTTCGTTCGTTGCGTAATCAAATTAAATACTTAAAAGACCATAGTAAAGTTGGAAATCTTCTACAGGAAATTTTGAAATTACAATCAGAAATTAACAGATTTTCAAATGGTATTAAGAAGTTTGAGAAGGATATAGATATGTGGAGCGGAGCCCACGCTTTTGGCAAAATAAGAAGAAGAAGAAGAAGAAGAAGTAAAAAGTCGTGTAGATCTCTTAAAAAAACTAGATGTAAAAATCGTCGTAGATCATATAGTCTTTAAAGCTTCTATCACAAGTTTTGCAGCCTTACTGATATGAACTTCACTTGATTCAAATGTTGTAACTACTTCAGACAATGTAGTCAAAGCTAGCTTTTTAGAACTTTTAACCATATCTTTATTTTCTACATCTAAGTATGCTAAAACTGCTTTAGAAAAATATATGGCTTTCATACTTTTACTTACGTCATTGCCCATTACTTTATATGCTTCGATGTACATTTCTAAAGCATCTAAATATGCTTCAACTGGTACAATGCTTAAGTCAGAGTCAGAGTCAGATTCTTCAATAAGTTTAGATTTAAACTTAGGAGCTTTATCTCTATTCATTTTTTAACACAAGTATTTTTAATCTAGTATTCGAACGAAAAAAACATTTACTTTTATAAAATGACAACAGATTATAATAAATATGTTAAGTTTCCCTTGAATTTTCAAACAGGTTTAGGTTATTCTCCTAATTCTGGTCCACCCCAAGGTGGATGGGAAAATACTCCAGGAACACAATTTTATCAAATGCCTTTATATAGTATATTACCAAATGGTTCTACTCCAACTAGTAGCCAGCATTTTTTTGGCTCTCCGCGTTTTCCACGTTCTCAGCGTAAAAAACATAGAAGAAAAAAACATACAAGAACACACAGTTTTGGTTATCCTTTAATGAATCAACCTAGTTCTACATTAGATATGCAAATGTTTCCTGCATATCCAGTAGGACCAACAGATACTCCTGGGGGTCAAGGTGGAGTATTCCTGCAAGGTATGCCTGGATTTCAATCTTATTGGGGTTTTGGCAAAAGATCGCGTAGATCGCGTAGATCGCGTAGATCGCGTAGATCGCGTAGATCGCGTAGATCGCGTAGATCGCGTAGATCGCGTAGATATGGATTTCCACAAATTAAAAAAAAGAATCAGGAATCATTTAAATATGATTTAAGTAAAGTACCAAATATACGCGGAGGAGTAGGAAGTTATGAAGACCCTGATAAAAGTGTCCTAGTAAGAAGAAGTAGATGGTTGAGATCTTAAAGACTTTTTAGTATATCATCTAATGAATATTTATTTTTCAAAAATCCATGAGGATCTTTCATATACATTTGTGATATAATTGGCATTACATAACTAGACCTAGAAATTGCTCTAGTATGACCTAATTCCATGGCAACTTCATCATAACAAGTATTAATAATTTTTTTAGCTTGAGTCAATGAAATAGGAATTTCTTTAGTATTTAAAATCTTCAAAAACAAATCATTGCTGGCCCAAGTACGAAAATCTTTACATGTAAAATCTTCACCCATTATATGTTTTAAATACTCATTCATATCTAGCGATTTAATTGGGATATTATCTGAAGTTTTAAATAATCTATCGCCTGGAAGTTTACGAAGTTCTCTCAATATTTGTGCACATAAATGATCCGTAAAAATTAATTGTTGTTTAACATTTTTCTTACCTACAAATGCCAAAGTTATAGTATCTGCACTAATATTAAGATGTTTTTTTAAGAGAGTAGTAAGACCATATGTGTTATTTTCCTCTGAGTAACAATCATTTCCAATTCTTGAGTGAGTTTTAGTTAAAATCCTGAACAATAAGGCAATAATATATTCCTTATCACTAAAATTAATACTATGAGCTAGTTTTTTGGACACGTGTTTAGTAAGAAGGGGAAGTTTTTTAGAAAACAAACTCAATTTATTATATTTCTGGATCTTACTCAGTTCTACCCAAATAGGATGATAAATATATTGAATTTTACCTTTGATATCTTCACCAGTTGCTTGTAAATATGAGGTATTATCAGAAGAAATTTTCACATTTTTCCAATTTGGTGGAATATGAAGTTTTCTAATTCGTTCTAGAACGTCCTTACTTGTGACTAATCTGGATCCTATTTTATAAACATATTTTTTGTTAATAATACTCCTACTTATATCCATTTATAATACCAAACCTTATGTTTATACAAATTAGACTTCTTGAGTTCCTCTTTAATCATGATTACTCTTTTTTAATGTCAAAAGATTTAAGTTCTAGACTCAATTCTTGTACTTTATCAAGATTATCTTCAACCATAGCTTTCATAATTTCGCATTTTAGGGATTCTATAGATTTTTTAACACTGACAACAGGAGGAGTGTCTATGACAGATGGTGCAATAGACTTAGTTACAGAACGTGCAACTGATTTAGATGGGGAAGGTGGGGCTTTTGGTCTTTCTAGTTCAATAAGTTTTTCATCCGCAATCATTTCCTCTACAGTAGCTTTAGATTCTTCCATCTCATTAGTCTCGCCAATATTCTCATTTAATTCCTCTACTTTATCTGGAACATTGGTGGAAGTTGTACCTGCGTTTAGATTAGTATAACTAGATGGAGCTATACTTACATTATCACTGAAAAATGGCTTTTGAACATGTTGAATAGGTTGTTCATTACTGCTTGTTGGTACAGAGGGAATTTTTTCAGGCTTGTTAACACGGATTTGGACAACTTTCATATCTAAAAAAGAACTATTTTTTCCAAATATAATTCCATCAATTTTTATTAGACAGGTTACTGGAAAATTGTTCTCTACATTTCCAACACTACTAATTTTACTTACTTTAAAAACAAATGGATCTTCAATATCAAGAGGACGATGAATTGAACTTTTAAACATGAGTTCAATTTGATTGCGTGGAATTTTATTACCACCAAACCATTCTTCAGAGTTTTGAGCCATTTGAACAATAGCTAGATCCTCCAAGTGTGTGAGAATGTGATAAAACTCTCTGTGACGATCCTTATTTTGTGAGATTAACATATCTAAGGATGATTCTGATGAATCCCTAAGAATCAGTTTTGGAGTTTGAAGAATAAAACCTTTAATTCCGTTCATAATTATAAAACTTTCTGCAAATCCCTTAAATTTTTCTGGTTTAGTATAACTACATGATCCCAAATCTAATTCACTAATAGTATAAACATTATCTGTCATTTGTTTGCTTTTTTATGCTTTTATGCTTTTTATACTATTAATTAAATGATTTTGTATTTTATACGCACAGTCATGCAAGTTCTATTTGTACTAATTCAATTTGAAAAGTTAAATTATGATCTTTAAAATAAAGTTTCTTGAATCTTAAAATAAATCTTACATGTTGATTTACTTTTAGTATATCCTTAATCTCAGTTTTGTTGTAAAATGTTTTATCTCGATCAAAAAGAACAGTACCCACTGTAATTGGTATGCTAAAATAAACTTGATTATTTGATTTTCGTAATAATGGACGATACATCTCTCTTGTTTCATCTTCCGTAAATTCAAGACATATTGCAGAATATTGTATGACCCTATTGTCAATTTGTTCAAGAACATCTTGTATTTTTGCAGCATCAATACATATATTGTATTCCACTTCATATATAATTTTCATCCACGGAGTTTGATACAAATCTGTATTATCAATGTCTATAATTCGTGAACCAGTATTTGTTTCTCTCATTTTTTTAAATTCTAATTCATCAATGTTTAACTCTTCTATTAGTTTCATTGTTTGTATATGTATTTATCCTGATATCTAAGGAAATTAATTTTATAGTCCCAAAGGTTTGTAGACAGAAAGAAATCTTTGTCTTCCAAACCCTCCATGTTTCTCTAATTGTTGATTTTGAATTTGAGTACTTTTAGATATAGTATAATAACTGACAATAAATCCTAATGTTAAAATAATTAGAAATCCATAAATCCATGCAAGTTCTTCTGTAGAATGTTCAGAATTTTCTAGATTGTCTACAATTAGCATATAAATATATAAGATAATACCAAATAAGAAAACAAATGCAGCTGCATAACCCAAAATATATTTCAATTTAGGTGGTAATTCTGCACTTTCAACCATCTTTAATAAGTAAATGATTAAAAAACTCCAAAAAATATCTTGAGTTTAATAAATGGATGATGGTACAAAGAAAACTTGTTGTGGAGTGACCTGTTTGGTAGTTTTACTAGTAGTAGTTGGATGGACGCTCGAATCTTTTTCTAATTCGTGTTCTGGATCTATTACATGTGAAGCTGATCAAAAAAATCAACTTCAATTAGCTAGTTCTGGTCTTCTAGCTAGTGCAGCAGTATTAACCCTATTATGTTGTATTTTTCTTCTATATAAACATAGGGGTGATTTAATGTCAGGTGGATTTTTCTTTGGATCTAGCGACCATAGTTTTGGCTCCAGAGATTATAGCTTCGACTAATACATAAAGAATTATTAATTAATAATATAAATGGCTGAATATATATTATCATTTGATCTTGGTATTATTAATACTGCTTACTGCATAGTAAGAATTAGCGATTTAAGAATTATTAGATGGGGATTATTTAATATCAAAGACAGTACTAATGAAGGATCTTGTACAAAACTCGTAAAACATTTAGATAGACTCAATCTTTGCAGTGGTAGAAATGTACTTATAGTAATAGAACAACAACCAAGATGTAATGTTAAAACCATAGTTATTAGTGGACAACTTCAGATGTATTTTGTTCTAGAAAAACTGACTCTTCTTCAGGAAGCAGAAGAAGCAGAAGAAGCAGAAGACTCAGAAAATGAAGGGACTTCTGTGGATAAAGTAGGTAGCATCCAAAAAATTGTGGGTCATCATGCTAAACATAAAATTAAATATTATCAAGCAAGACCGGAAGATCCTCCGTGGCCAGAAAGAATTACTAAACTAAGTTCGAAAGGTTCATATAAAACCAAACAAACACTGATTGAACATTGTAGACGTATTTTAGGACATCATCAAGAAAGTAAAAAATGGATTGATTTTTTCGAGGCAAACCCCAAACGTGATGACCTTGCCGATAGTTTCTGTCAAGCCCTCAGCTACATAAAAATGAATAAACTAGGTCCATTTAAGATCACGTAAAATTAAAGTGTAAATGACTGATCCCAAAGAAATTAAAGTTGTAAGTCCGTGGCTTGGTGTAACAATAGTACCAGATTTACAAAGACGACCAGATCCTGTTTTAGACACAATAAGAAACATTTGGTTAGGTAGTTTGTATATAAGCATTGGGATGGCCATATTTCCCAGAGTTACTACAGGAATTGTACTAATAAATACAATTGATTATGTATCATATAATAATAGGACGTATATACAACAACAAAGTAACTCTATGAAATATTGGGACTCAAGGATTCATTAAACTCTGTGTTTTTTCTTCAAAATTTTCTGTATATGCAAAATTATTTTTCCAAAGTAGATAATCAATTACTTCTTTGTGTTTATTTTTTCTTGCCATAAGTAGAGCATCTTGAGTATATGCATTATTGGAACTTAAAAATTTAACAATATCTAAATGTCCATTTTCTGCTGCATATGACATAGCGATAGAATAAGTTAAACACGATGGATGTTTTTTAAAAAGATTTTTTATCGCTTGAAGCTGGCCATTTTTAGCAGCAATATTTAATTTATTATCAATTTCCATATTTTTTCTCCTTTAGTTCTTACTATCTTAAGAAGAAAAATTTTAACTATTATTACGTTTAAGCTAGATAAAAAAAGAATTTGGACTATTAAAAAATGGCATCCACATTTGACATTGGTCCGAGTGGAGACTTAGCAATTTTTACAAATAGTGCTGAAGATATGTTCAATATTGATGATACTGGCCCTAATTTTCTAATAGATCAAGGAAATGACCAAGGAATCGCTGAAATTGGGAACACAGAAAATTTAGCTAAAGATATAATTATAGACAGACCAAATGAAGCCCCTATTGATTTTGGAAAACCAACTAAAAAAACCTCAAAACTAGCTTCAAGAGTTGAAAGAATTGAATCAAATTCAACTATCGAGGCAGAGCCAGTTTTCAAACGAGATGAGAAGAAAAAATCTTCTACAAAGTATAATAAACATAAATCAGAAAAGTCAACTAGGTCAGAAAGATCAGAAAGATCAGAAAGGTCAGAAATATCTGAAAATGATGAATTACCTCCATTTCCAAAAACTAGGTATGATACTAGTAATAAACAATCAGATGCAGAACTACCATCATTTGGATTTGATGATTTACTAGATGGAAGAAAGTTAAAACCTGTCAGTGATTCAACAATTGCAGCTGATTTAGCTTCTTTAAGTGGAGAAAGTCAATCCACAATTAGAGCCCCTGAACAACCAAATTATGAAGATTTTAGTCCACCACCAAGTCCAGGAGGACATGAATCAATTGAAAAATCACCCGATCGTTCAGATAGACCTAGAAGAGAACGACGGGGAGAACGTGAAAGAGATCAAGAAACTTCTGCTCCAGAACCAGCAGCTTCTAAATATGTTAGCGAGGAGGAAGAAAAGATGGATCTGATGCTTAAATTACAGGCTCTAGAAAAACGCAAAGGTATCAAATTAGCTAAAAAGTATACATTGAAGTCTGACATTGAAGAACTTAGAATGGAATATCGTCAACAAAGTGCGGCACTTGAAGCTGAAGCTAGTATTAAATTCATGCGCAAAGGTTTAATTTTTTGTACATCTGGTTTGGAATTTATGAATAGACGTTTTGATCCAGTTGGGGCTAAATTAGATGGCTGGGGAGAAAATGTAATGGAAAATATTATGGACTATGATGGAATATTTGAACGTTTACATGATAAATACACTGGATCAGTTCAGATGGAACCTGAAATGGAACTTATGTTTGCCTTGGGTGGGAGTGCATTTATGTTTCATCTTTCTCACACATTATTTAAGAATGCTGGTCCCCAATTCGCAAATGTTCTCAGAGAAAATCCAGATGTACTAAATGGAATCCTACACGTAGCAAAAGAAGCAGAAAGAAGAAATCAACCAATGGCATCTAATGATATGGGAAATATGGGACAAGGTGGGGTAGGAGTTGGAACAATGCCATCTCCTGGACTTGACATTAATGCACTTTTAGGACAAATGGGTATAGGAGGTGGAGGTGGTTTATTTTCTAAAACTTTTGCTAATGCACCACCTGATCCAGTAGCCACTCGAGAATTTAGAGAACCTCCAGTTAATGATTTATATCGTAAAATGGTAGAGCAAGCTCAACAAGGTCAAGGACAGGGACAAACACCTAATCAATACTATGATGATAATTTATCGGTAGGAAGTAATGATAGTGGTAGATCTATTGGCCAAGGCCCAAATGGAGCTACCATAAGTCCATTGCCAACAGGTAGACGTGGTGGAGGTGGAGGTGGGCATGTTATCAAATTGTAATTAACAAGCTTTTAATACAGCTTTTAATTCTTCTAGGTGTGTTTGTGAAACTTCCTTATTTGAAAGAATAAAACACAACGAGTCTACATTAGCAGTAAATAATTTGTTATTCCTATGTTGCATTCCGTCAATATATTTGTGTCTATCACGCAAAAGTTGGAAAGTATAACGCTTAAAAGGACACCTTAATAGATTTTCATAACATGGAGAATCTGTCCATGAAGGTATAATTACCACAAAAAATAGATCTGCTTCTGGTTGTTCTAGTAATTTATTCAATAATAAAGTTGTTTCTTGCATTACTTCATTAACAAATGGAGGATTTACAGAGAATGCTCCTGTCAAAGGTTTAAAATTTCTGAAAAATGATCCTTGTGAACCAAACCATTTATCTGTATCTTCAAATGCAGAGTAATAATTAGGTAAATAAGAATTTAAAGGTGATGAGAAACACTCAGTCTGTACTCCAAATATTCTAACCAATGCATCAAATACATTATGTGTAAGAGATCCCTGAAATCCAGTTGCTCCTGAACTATATGTTTCGTATCTAGCTAGTAAACAATAGACCAAGTTCAAAAAAAGATGATTTGTTGATGATACTTCTACCATATCATTTTTTTTTAACCATTCATTATACATAAAATGTAATTTTTCAAAGTGTTTTTTGTTTATTGTTAAAATAGAGGTGAAGGTCCTTAATCCTTTTAATGTGTATAAAGGTATACTTTGTATGGTATTATGTTTAGAATCTTTCCATATGGTGTTATTACGAATTGGAATTAACCATTTTTCAATTATAAACTTATCTGGATCATAGATTATTTGATACTTATCACCAGTTTCTTCTAAAGAAGTTAAATTAAGGGGAATTTCAAATATTTCATTTGCAATCTTTGCCTTACAAACTTCTATGTTTGCTGTGTGTAAATCATTTTTTAAGTCTTGAAAGATTTTACCAGAAATATCAGAGGGAAGTCCACAGTCATTACTTAACTCATCAATTATATTATAATCTATAAAATCAGTATTAACTAGAAGTAATTCTTTTGGATCTAAATTAGTGTGAATTATTTGACCAGATATAAATCGACTATGCATAGCTTGTAGACCTATTAAAATTCCTTCTTTTCTACATGCATGTAAAGTCTTTGTTTCTTTGTCACTAATAAGATTCCAATATTTTCTAAAATTAATTGCAAAACGACGCTGATGCCAACTGCACCATTCTTGTCTAATTAGGGCAAGTTGGGGAGTATCCATGGCGGGTGACGGGGTGGTTTGGTGTTTTTTCTGTTGAGATACTAAACTGATTTAAAATTAAAAAAAATAAAACCTTAAACATAAATGAAAAAATAAATAATTAGATATGAAAACTAGTCCTAATGATGATGATGATGATTGGAATTTTGGAATTGGTACTGCCGTTTGTATCGGATTTGGTCTAGGTGCTTCAATCTTTTCTAGATATAAAGTAGCTCGCCCTTCAGAATTTTTAGTTCGTACTGGTCTTGGAATTGATGGACTAAGTATTACTAAAAAAGGTGTTCATTGGCCTGGACAAAAAGCTATGTTCGTCAATATAGCCCCTCGTACGTTTTCAGTCGGTATTTCAGCCTTAAGTAAAGAAAGAATTCCATTTCTTATGCCAAGCATTTGGACGATCGGACCTAAGAGTGATATTCCATCACTGTCTAAGTACACTACACTACTAATGGATAAAGGAGATCATGGACTTGAAGAAATTGTTAAAGGTATAGTACAAGGAGAAACTCGTGTACTTACAGCTAATATGAAATTAGATGATCTTTTTTCAAATCGTGAAGGATTTAAAGTTGATATTGAAAAGAAAATTAATGATATAGTAGATGTACTCGGTCTTAAAGTATATAATGCCAATGTTGCTGAACTTTCTGACTTAGATGATAAAAATAAGTACTTTGAAGAACAAAAATTACGTTCGTTACAGCGTGTAAATCAAGATGCTAGGATTGCAGTAGCATCTGCAATTAGGGATGGTGACATTGGAGAAAAAGGTGAACAATCAGAAGGACGTAAAAAAGTTTCAGAACTGGAGAAAGATGCAGTTGTAGTAGAGAATACAAATATTCAAGGCATTGAGGAATCTCGCAAAAATCTTGAAGTATGCAAAGCTTTGTACGTTCAAGAGCTTAAGATTGCTCTTGCTGAGAGTGATGCCAAATCGATGATGCGTACATTGGATCTTCAGAAAGAAGTTCAAGAAAAACGCAATTTGCAAAAAACTGCTGAGCTCAGGGCTGATTTATTTACCACAGCTGCCATCAATGCTGAAGTAATCATTAAAGATGCAGAAGCTCGAGCATCTGCCGTAAAAATTGAGGCTGAAGCTGATCTTTTTTCAAAGCTTAAAGCAGCTGAAGGTATTAAGGCTAAACTAGTAGCAGAGGCTAATGGTTTAAATTGTTTAGTTCAGGCAGCTAATGGAAACATTGCTGGACTGGTACATTATCAGATTATTCAGAAAGATATGTTGCCCAAATTGATTGAGGAACAGTCAAAGGGATTGCAAGGATTGAATCCTAAGATCAATATTTGGAATACCGGAGGTGGGCCAAGTGGTAAAATTAGTACCGTACTAGATGAATTTTTTAAGACTGGAATTCCAATGATGGAACAGATTAAAGATCAAACTGGCAAAGACATTCTTGAAGCTCTTGGTATTAAATCTCCTATAACTGGATATAAAGAGTTTAATAAAGAGTTTAATGAAGATATCAAAACGCAAAAAAATGAGTGTACTAACTGTCTTCCGCATAATAATTCATGATGTATAATAAGTAAAATTTTAAATCTTACTCTTTAGTAAAGACATTGTGATGCCTACACCAGCATTTTCTGCTCTTAGTGATGTCTATGCTGATTGGTCTTATGACACTATACCTGCAAAACCTATGTCATTTCGTACTCCAAATTTAAATCCAAATCAGTCTCAAATTCCAAAAAATCAACAACAAGGATATTTAAGTATGAATCTTCCAAATTTATCTCCAGTTCCCCAACAAGATCCTTCTAGTCCGAGTTATAATGCGATGGATGGTTCTGAAACAGATGGAGACATAAGAAGTTTTTGTCCTAATTGTAGTTCAGCATTAAAGGCGAATGATATCTTACAACAAAGAATTATAGAGCAAAATATTTGGCCTAGGCCCCAATGGGTTCCACAATATCCGCAAGCTTGGGTTCCCTACGATCCGTACAATAGATATTGGGCCAATACGACTCCTGTATCAACTAGGGAAGATTTTGGTAATATAGATTTTTTTGGTAATATGTCTTCAAGTCCACAAACATTATTACAAATTATTTTATTTATTTTAGTGGCACTTTTTATTATTCAATTGGTTGAATGCATATATTCAAAATTCCCTGGATAAATCTAGTATTGTTGGAAGATCAATTTTTAATTTCTACGATATCCTGATTAATGTAACTTAGGGTTTCCGTGGAAATTAGTATTGTTTTTGTTTTATCCAGAGATCTAAAATCCTTAATTGTCATATGTCCTCCAAAACTTTTTAAACAATATTTTGGTGGAGCTATAACAATATTTTCATCAATCTTTTGTCCAGAGTTTTCAAGAAGCTCATTTCTAAATTGATATACCATTGCTAAACTAGTATATTCTTTAATTGAATACGCTGCAATACACGACCATGAGCAAAAAACACCATTGACTCTATAATGTTCTCGTATTCCATCGTAATCTACTGGACATGGTAATGGCATCGTATCAAATGAATGTGAACACCACCAACATAAAATATCTGTAGTTTGAGGCCAAGTACTTTTAGTTCCTTGAATAAATTTTGAAAGTATCTTATGCACATTTGTTCTTTCAATTTTGGGTTTTTGGACAGGTTTTGTTAAAAGATTTAAGGCAGTATTACTGTCATTATGTACTAAATTTAAACTTTCATCTTCCATCATAGGTTCAAATACAAGACTCTCCTGTTCATCTTGGATCATTAATTTAGCAGTTTTTTCAGAGTCTTCTATTTTAAATTTTTTATCGTAATAGTTTCTTAATTCTTCTGGAGTCATTGTTGTTGTTTTTTTGATAGTTATGTTGAATTTTCCAAATGAGACACTTGATTGATTCAAATCTTCTGATTTATCTTTTTCTGGCTTTATTTTCTCTACTTTTTCTGGTTTTTCTGGTTTTTCCTTATTAGTACTAGTTCCAATTTTCAATTTTTCTATAGAATCAATCTCGCATGTTTTCTTTCTAATCCTCTTACGTTTTTCTACGACTTCTTCCATTTCTTAAAAAGAAAATAGATCCTTAAGAATGTTTTCGAAAAATGCGGTTTCTAAGTCTAGGTATATTTTATGGGTATATTTAAAGGCATTTTATACATAATGTTAGTAAAAATCTACAGAGTTTTCAATAATATTTTGTATTGTATAGTTTACTTCTTTCGGTGGTGTAAACGAGGTTCTTCTGGAAAAGTTGATATTGAATCACTTATTGTATCAGATAATGATATAAAAATACTTAGTGTAAATACAGATATAGATAATGATAATTTAGTTAAATATCTACGTCATCATATTTTACACAGTTCAGATACTTTTGAAACAATTTATTTTAAAAAGCCAATTTTCGTAAGATTTAAATACATGAATGAAACTTATCAAATATGTTTAGCAAAGCTCGAAAGCACAAAAGATTGTCATTTAGACATTGTTAGTAATCCTAAATATTTATCAGCTGTAGTAAATAATGAGATTCATATTACAGATAAAATCAAAGAATTACATGGTCCTACAAAAAATTTCTTTAACCATATTCCAGATGCAATAAGCGATTTTTCTGTTTTATTAGCTGAACATTCTGGTAAATTAGAAACTTTTAATATGTTTGGTGAACAAAAAGTTCATATACTTACTTAAGAATTTCTGTACTTACTTAAAAATGAGTGACTTAATCCTAGATAGAGATCCAGAGTTTTTCAAAATCCAAGCTAGAGTAAATAAGGCCATAGAAGTTAAAACAGCACTAATAAATATGAATATTGATGAAAATGATTATCCTGGATTAAAAGAACTAGCTAAACTACTCAGTAATTGGGTGAGAGATGGAAGTTTTAAAAAAGGAGTAATTAAGATCCCAGAACTTATTGATCAAAATGCACCCCTTGGCAGAAAAATAGAATATCAGCTAGCTACTCCTGACAAAACTGTGGTAAAATTTTCTGTTATTAAAAAATATGACTAAATCTTTTTAACAGTTTTTTTAACTGGTTTAGCTGGTATAGTAAGTTTTTTTACTGGGACAAATTTAGGAACAATTACTGGTTTTGCAGCTGAGTCTTCTGAATCTGAATCTGAATCTGAATCTGATTCAGTTTCTGGCATTTGAATTTTTTTGACTACTTTCGACTTTAAAACTTTTTTCTCCACTGGTTTCTCCACTGGTTTTAGGACGACTTTACGAACAGCTTTAAGTTCTGGTTCTTCTTTTTTAGCTCTGCGTGCTCTTACAGAAATAATTGCAGGTACTGGTGCTTGTGCTGGCGCTAAATCAATAACTGGTGGCTTAATTTGTTCAATACGAGCTAACCATGATTCTCTAACTTTTCGTTTTATTGTTCTTGGACTATCTGGTGGTGGAGGAGGAGTAAGTGGTGAAGTAAGTGGTGAAGTAAGTGGTGAAGTAAGTGGTGGGGTGAGAATACAGGTGTCACGCTAGGGATATTTTTCTTTTTATCCATTATCAATGAAATTACAAACTCTACTTTTGGATATAGTCCTTCGCCCTGTTCAAATTTTTCTGTGTTTTGTGCAAGAGAATGTAAAACATGGTACAATAATTCATTTTGTTCTTTAGCTAAATTAGCTAACAGATCCCATTCAAAACTTTTTATTATGTTTGTCATTTATCTGTTACGGGTAATTTTTAAATCTAGTCTAGACTTAATTAATTTGTCCAGAAAAAACGTTTTTTCAATCAAAACCCATTTCATATTTTAAATGAACCAGTATATCTGAATTGTTCTAAATCTGATATTAATTTACTGAACTTAATTTTATTTTCTTCTTTAATTTTATTTTCCATGTATTTTTTACGTTCCATAGAAAGATGATAATATAATATACACAGTGCATCGCTTAAATCGTGTTTTCTAGTATTAAACACAAAACTTTTAAATCCATTTAGATATTTAGTTGCAATTTTTACTGTATGAACTTTACGTTCTTCATACTCATAGTGTAATATTCCAAAAAAATTTAGCATGGCAGTTGGACTAATTAACTTACTCTTTTTCCTATATTCTCTCATTATTAATTCCTGTACTGCGACATTTCCTATCAAGGGTTGTCTCTCAATCAGTATTAAATCAGCTGTAGCAAATTCTACTTGGTACTTTTTGAAAAGATGCATCATATAATCACAAATGATTTTATCATGACAAAATTCACAACTTGTATCATCACAATCTCGCATAAGTTCTGTAATATCGACTAACTCACATAAAAATATTTCCTCGAATTTAATTATTTCATCTCGTTCTAAATAATCATCGGCAAGCAAAATACCCACAATAGCTAAATTTATTATACCCACATCAATCGATAATATATTCATTTTTAAATTGTATATCTAAATTAATTCCTAAGTAATTTATTAATTCCTAAGTAATTTATTAATTTCCATATGCACAAAATAATAAACATGTATACATATTCATACTTTTTAGTAGTCTATTTCTTACTGACCCATGAAAACTCAGATTAAAATATTCATTACATCTAAGACAAATATAGTATAAAATTAAATTATCATTGTATATGTCTGGATCAAAATTAATTCTTGTTTTAATAAATACATTAAATCTCTCTACTTTTTGACTAAGAGATAAAAGTTCTTCATTAGATCTGACACTTATCAAGGCTATTTCAATTTCATCTTTTATTGAAAGAAGTTCAGTTAGTGGATCAGTAAATTCTTCTAAATTGGAATTTTGAAATTTCTGAATTAAATCATCCATTTTTATTAATTATATATATTCAATCTAGACCTTTTTTTAAATTAAAATTAAATAGCCTATAAAGAAATAAAATCAGATAAAATAAAGAATGAACGACAATATTGAAGAATGTATTCGCAGAAAGTTAATTCATATACAAATTAAACCTACTTACATGACAATAAACAATTTATTAATGATGTTAAAAAACCTAGGATATCAAAACATTCCTAAATTACAAACACATGATTATTATTGTGTTTCTAAAGAAACTATATCTAAGTGGTCAAATCAAATACTAGAATTAATTGAGTATGAACCAGATACTCTTAAAAAGGTCAATGTTCATACCTCCAAAGAGATTTTTATGTTTCAAGAATCAAGTTTGTTACCAAAAAATGTATATGTTTCCGAAAAAGATAATGATGATCAAAATCTTGAGGATAATTTCAATGATGATATTTCTAGTATATCAGAATCTGAAAATTCGGAATCAGAAAAGGAAGAACATGAGGAAGGGTATGCTTTTTATTCAGAAGATGATGCTGAAGAATTTTCAGATTAATGTGTTTCATGCCCCTGTTAAAAAAATGATTATAAACACATTTAAGAAAAAAAATACATATGTATTAATTAACATGCTAATTACCACAACTACCACATTACCTGAACTTAAAAAAATATGCAAATTTATGCATATCAAAAAATACACTGGTCTTAAAAAAATTAATATTATTTTGATGATTAACAAGCACCTAAGTATCTTAAAAATTCAGAGATGGATACGTAAAAAATTGTCAAAAAATGAATCTTGTCCAATTTCGATGGATCGTATTAATTATCCATGTTTTGTTTATAAACCAATCGGTACACAGAAATTAATTTATTACAATCTATCAGCAATCAAAAATTTTCTAATAAAATCTGGAGATTTTAGAGATCCTATATCAAGAGATTCATATACCGAAGAAAACCTTCAAACAATGGATATTATTGACAAATACTATCATAAATACGAAAAAAATTACAAAATTGTTTCTGTATGCAAAGCCTCAAAAAACACAAAATTTTATCTCAAAATGAAAGAAAAAGAATGCGAACTATTAACCTTTGAACGAATTTTAGATGCAATTTGCCAAGATATCAAAGAACTTATAGCAGAAAATCCTCTCGACAATTTTATGATGAACGCGGTATATTTACATGATTATAGAATTCAATTTCGTAGATTATTATTAAGAAGCTTGTCCCATGCCGAATATGTTATAAATAAAAATATTGATAACATAAATGCTAGTAGAATAAAAGAATTCAAAATGGCCAAACAATACGAAACTAGCGATAATGTAACTCATTTTTTATATCAACTCAGAGAAGAACTTTATATTTTACAAGATGGAGAAAGTTAGGGTAAAAACTTAAACATCTTAAGAACATATATTTAATCTTTAAAAACAATGATCACTATCCCTTTTGGTTTTATAGAACGAAGTGCAATTCCATATATTTTTATTTATCAAAATGTTAAATTAATCAGTAGTGGCAGTGGTAGTGATGTAATCAATCTATCATGTAAAGTACCTACTGATAAATATACAATTGTTGATTCGCGAGTGATTAATAAGGACAATGGTCTAATTACAGAATTATACTTTATTTCCGAAGGAACTAATTTTAATTTTACATGTGAAGTGTGTCAATTTATTAAAATATTTAAACTAAACGGTAAAACCCTATTTACAAGTCAAGTAGATCCAAATAACCTAGTTATTAAATATACTGATGGTATGAAGGTAGAAATCACTAAATGGAGTTTTGTTGATCATTAACGAGGCGGAACACCAGCATTTAATCTTCCTTGATTTAGATTATCATAATAATTATCTCTTTGTGACTTATTCATATTACGTATTTTTTCTTTACTTTCTAAGGCCATGTTTCTATCTATTTCTGCTTGAAGCATCCTATGATCTAAAGGAAGATCATATATACCTCCTCTATCTTTTTCTAGACTAGCCATTCTGGAACTAAGATTGGATTCATCTGTAAATTTAGCATATAATTTTGGATCTCGCTTTACAGTATGTTCCCATGGTTCATAATTTTGCCCATATACAGACATCAAATCTGAACCACCAAGGGATCCTTTACCCATTGTAGTCATACTAAAATCAGATACATTCGAAAGACCTAATTCCTGATATGGTAAACCAGCACTTACAAAACCAGCTGATTCTGGTAAATATTCAACTAATCTATTATCTTTCATATCCGGGTGATGAAAAACTTTGGGAGTTTCAATTGGAACATCATGTGAATAGCTTGGCATTGTAACTTTTCCTTCATCAGAAAATTTCTTTCCAAGATCAAATTCTCCATAACCTCTTCCAAATGGATCTGTCATTCCAGCCTTTTTGTCGCGATCTTGACCTTGATTAAATAAATTGTTAAACTTTTCTCGATTAAAATTCTTTGCATCATCTTCTGTCATACCTTGATGCAAATTAATTTTAGCATCTTGATCAATCTGATATTCCATTTTATAATCTGGATATTTAGTTTCTTTACGCGCATCTACAATTGATGTATATGCCTTACGAATAAGTTGCAAGTACTGAAGTTTTTCTTCTTTTCCCATATTTAAACTTTTAGCTTCAGCAGTATGTGCTTTGTCTGGATGTAAAAGTTTCATGAAGCTTTTATACACATGTTCTATATGAGCTAATGAATCTGATTCTGAAACCCCTAATACTTCGTATGGATTAGTCTGCATATTATTTTATAACAATGATATTTATCTTTTTAAGTTAATTAACGAACATGTTTAATTTACGTCTTTAATAAAAATAATTCTACCTCTATCTCGTCCTTAACAGAAGAATTGGAGTATTTTTCCCAATAATTAGTACCATACATGAAATAGAGTTCTTTATCTTTTTTAATAAATTTACTAGCATATATTTTAAGGCCTAGTCGTTTATCAAACATGCGAAGTTTTGAAT